GAAGATTTCATGGATTTCTCTCCCGCCTATCGTCTCATTCAAGTTATTAACAACATAAAATATTTGGCTCCCATGGCAGATGTTTTCTTAAAAGGTAAAGTTTCTCTGAATCCTTATTTTTGCGTTGTGTCTACAAATGTTGAACACTTGAATGCCCAGAAATATTCGAATGAACCAGAGTCCATATTACGACGTATGTACCATGTAAAAGTGGTACCTAAACCGGAATATTGTGACAAAGGTATTTTGAATACTGAGAAGATTACCAAAGTCTTTGGTAATATAGCTTGCCCCGATATTTGGAAGTTGACGATTCGATCATATGAAGCGCAAAACTTGCGTTCTGTCAACCCCCATAATTTCGTCCCAGTTTCTTTTGAAGGAAAAACAATGGAAGATGTTTCCGTGCACGAATACCTGAAATGGGTTCAGGTCATGTCGAAATTGCACTTCTCGGCTGAAGCAGCGATGCTTAAGTCCCAAGAAGGCTTACCTACTCCTTGTCTTTCCTGTGGAATGAATTATTGTGATTGCCCTACATGTGCCCCCTGCCCTAACCCTGTCCTTTTACCAGAATCAGGTGAGTTGCGGTCTTTGTTGTGCAATTCTCGTGACTTCCTAACTGCAAAAGCAAGAATTATTCAAGATTACTACGCTACCGGATCATCACAAGCGATGCTACAAGCGAATGTGGTATGTGAACATTGGAATAGAATTGATCTTCTACCTGAGAGATTCATATGCCATCCGCGAGTACTGAATATGTGTCTTTTCTTTTGGCGAGCTGATATCAGGTCATCTTTGATCACTGGCAACAGTTTCATTTTTATGATGATGTTGGTTTTGTGCTACGGTATTCCATACTGCTCGGTTTTGTGGATTTTATCTGCATTTCCTTTGATGTATTGGTTTACATGTGTCACAATTCGCACTTATAGAAATATGATTCGTGAGCGAATCTTGGAATTGAAGGACGTCGTCCAGACATTTACCCGACGGTTTCAATACAAGTATGCCCTAATCGGTTTAGGCGCCATTGGTTTGGTTCTAACCGCATTTCGGTCTCGATATACTAGTTTGGAAACCCAGACAGGCCTGGACCCCTCAAGCATGGAAGATGTGAACGCGCGCAATGAAACCAAGAATTCTTGGTTAGTTGTGCAACCAGTCTCTCTTCCTATGTCTGCACCGGCGAAGACAACTACATCCAACGACTTGGC